AATGCAGACAAAAGGGCTGGTGAGTATTTCCGCAAGTCTGAGAAGGATGCAGATTTCCTCTCTCTCGGAGAACCTATCAAGGTAGGACATCATAGTGAGAAGAGACACCGGAAGATGATTCAGGATGCATGGAACAACACAGGCAAGATGGTTGCAGAGATGAATAAGGCAGAGGCTTTCAGGGACAAGGCAGATGGTTGGGAACGTCACACTGAGGACATTAACCTGTCTATGCCTGAGAGTATAGACTACTATGCAGAGAAACTGGAGAAAGCCAAAGCGTATCACCAAGCCATGAAAGAGGGTAAGATTGAGCGCTCACACTCATACTCTCTTACCTATGCAAAGAACGCTGTCAATGAGGCTCAGAAAAACTATAACCTGGCTGTAAAGCTGTGGGGCGAATAACAAAAAAGAGAAGATTATGAAAACGTACTATTTGACATTATCGCAGGTGTTCCCCTCTACCCATCCGAGAGCAGGGAAACCAACATTTTTCCGAGACAAACTACACGCAGCCTTAACAGACAATGCTGATTACTGGGAAAAGCTGCACACCATCAGAGCCAACTATGAGTTTTGGCGCAAACGCTTTGAAAAGATAGCCGCAGGAGAAGCCTGCCTGTCTATCCGTGAATGGGAAGGAAAACCATACGGCAAAGGCTCCTCTATGCGAGAGCTGGCATTACTGACCCATGAGGACGGTATTGGCATACAGAAACTGGAATTTAAGGAAATTCGGAAAGACTTTATAGCAGCCACTATTGACGGCAAGCCGTGGCCACGCGAGATAATCGCCCTCAATGACGGTCTGAGCCTACAAGACTGGAGAGAATGGTTCAAGGGCTACGACCAAGGAAAGCCTATGGCTATTATTCATTTTACCGATAAACGATACCACTAACTATGACACCAGAAGAGGAAAGAGAGCAGACTATTCAGAGTCTTGCCGATATGTTGCGAACGAGGCCGTTCACGGTGGAGTTCAAAGTGAAAAAGAAACCTGCTGGCATTAAAATCATCTTCGAGGTGACGCAGGAAGACATGAATCAAATGATGGAAAAGGCAGCAAGCAAGGAGGAGCAATCATGAGACTATACATCGCCACACCCATCAATGCCCGTAAGGAGAAAACCCTACAGGAGAAACTTCGCGCAGCGCGTCACCGCGTGAAACTGCTCAAAGAAATCCTGTCTGAGGATGAATCCTTTAAGGGCTGGAAACTTGTAAGCACATTCGACAACCCTGTCAGCGAAGATGTTGACGAGAACTCCGCCCTTGCTCTGTGCGTCCATTCCGTGCTTGAGTCAGATGCTATCTACCTGGACCACGGATGGCAAGGCTCCAAGGGCTGCAACCTCGAATACAGGGCTGCAAAGATTTACGGCAAACAAATATATGAACATGATAAAATGTAACAACCATGAGTTTAATAACGAAGAAACAGGCAGGTTTGATACTCAACCGCCCAGAAAGAACAATACTCGACTGGATAGAGAACGGCGTACTGAAAGCCCACAGGGTAAAGTCCGTGCTCTATGTTGACAGCGATACCGTCTATGCGCTGAAAGATACCGAGGCAGACATTGACCATGCTCTGCAAGAGAGAAAGACCATACTGCAGGAACTGGATGCAGATCTCGCCGAAATGCGGAGAGTGAACCACTTCAACAGGGAGGAGATAAGACGTACCATCAAGTGTATGGTGAACGCCCTCGGCATCCCCTCCCTGAACAAGAGGGAGAAGATGGTTTTGTCGGAATTCATGGAAGGGAAAAAGTATGATGATGTCGGAGAAGTTCTCGGTCTTTCCCGAGAACGTGTCAGGCAGCTTTTTGAGAAGGCCTTACGCAAGATACGAAACTGCTCCATAGTATATGGCAAGATGTATGATGAAGTCCTCACATTGAGAGGTGAGAACCAGAACATGAGAAAAGTCATAGAACGTCAGGAAGCGATGTTGAAGGACTATAGGAAGAAACTCCACATGGAAGAAATGCCACAGGAACAGATGACCGCTGAACTGTACGGCAAACGCCTTGTGGATTGCGACCTTTCCGTAAGAACCTTGAACTGTCTTAAGGGTGCCGACATAGAGACCGTTGGTGATTTGGTGCAGTACAACAAAACAGACCTTCTCAGACTGCGAAACTTCGGAAAGAAGAGCCTGACAGAACTTGACGATTTCCTTGCTTTTATAGGTCAGGAGTTCGGGCAGAAGAACATTACTCCAGTGTACCCCAAATGACAGTTGGCAATGAAAACATGTGTAGAGTATTTATTACTTGATGGCATGGAGTTTATTCCTGGACTTGAATACAAGGTAGAGTTTAATCCGGTGTGCAAACGCATGATAATCTACACAGTTTGGGGATACACGTTTATCTCGCCTAAATTATTGAACACTCATTTCGTGTAACTATGAACACCCTACTAAATGACCAGTTAGCAATGCTGGATGTGAAGCACTTATCCGAGAAGACCGCTGCCAAGAAGTCGAGGCTCCGCGTTTTCTACGGATGGTGCAAGCTCGGCAAGATACGCAAGCGCGAAGGAATCAGCATCATCTATGAGAACGAAGAGGGAGTAGCGGACCATCATCGCATGAACCGCTCCTTTCTCTCTGCCCAGTACAATGTATGCTGGCGGTACCAGACAGAGGGTGAAGCCAAAGATGCCAAACAGCTCAACCGCATCTTTACCGAGTACTGCGTATTCATGGACGAGAAGCATATCAAAGGCAGTCTTGAAGCAGCCCTGAGAGCGAACAGCCTTGCAGACCAGAATAACGTGAACCCTTCAGAGCGTAAAAGGATAGCCGATGAGTTGCGTGCCTGGTACATGAGTGAGCACAGAGACTACAAGGAACCTATAAGACAACTTGATTTATTTGAAGGACTATGCGACTGAAAAAGAAAAACTCAGACTTAGGCGAGTTGTTCCCACTCACTCCAGATATGAGGTGCAGGGACGCGAAAGGACGCTTTGCCACACCTGAACGAGCCTATGCAGACAAGGCTATGAGGGAAAACCAATTTCTGCGTATTGAATGCGAGAGATACAAAAGGGCCTATATGTCGGCCACTAAAACATCTAATATCTGGCATCGTAAATATATTGATCTCCGGAAGAAGGTCAAGGAACTTTGCATGTAGCCAGAAATCGAGATTTTGCAATACTGAAAAACGAATACTTAATTGTCGTACTTTTGTGACGATAGAAACCAATTATGAAAGTTATGGAGAAGGTGATAGTAACAGGTAGCGATGGCTTTATAGGCCGTGTGCTTGCAGAGAAGCTGAAAAGATTGGGCTATGATGTAATAGGCATTGACAGAAAGAGCGGCCATGACATCCGAGAGATTTCCGGTCTGCTGCGTGCCGGAGGTGTAAGATATGTATTTCACCTTGCGGCGCAGACTTCGGTGTTCAATACAAACCACCAGCAGATATTCGACGACAATCTGGATGCGTTCTATTATGTCTGCGATTATTGCAGGATGTACAATGTGAAACTGGTATATGCAAGTTCCTCAACTGCGGAGCCCTGCAATACAACAAGTATGTACGGCCTCAGCAAGAACTTTGCCGAGAGATACGCTTTAATCTATAACAGGGAAGCAACTGGAGTTCGTTTACACAACGTGTACGGAGCAAAACCACGTCAAGGAACTCTTCTTCACACACTGCTCAGTCGTGAGAGCGTGAAGCTCTACAACAACGGTGCGAACATCAGGTGCTTCACTTTTATAGATGACATTGTAGAGGGGTTAATCCGTGCAGCAGCGAGTGACGAAAGACTGCTTAACTGCGTGAACAATGAACCCATGACTGTCCTTGACTTTGCCAAGAAGGTCGTCAGGCTACAGCAAGAGCACGGCATTAAGCCGGTTGAACTCAGGATAGTTCCCGAGATTCGTGAGCACGATAACCCTGTACAGTCAGTTAATGAGAGCATCCCGACCATCAGACTGTGCTACAGGACTGTTGACGAGGGTCTGAAACTTTGTTTCGATGAAGAAAAGAGGTAAGAAAGTCCGCATGGACGATTGGGATAAGGAGCCCGTGAAGCACGTCAGGAAGCGCAAATGCCACAGATGTGACTTCACGGACACTTTGCGTTTGCACGTCAAGCATGACTACCTCTATTACTCCCTGTTCCGGCGCACAAAGGAGGGTGTTGACTTCGACACCATAAAGCAGAGCGAGGAACATGCCTGTACCATGGCAGCGAGTGCATGCAGGCTCATTGACCGTCTTTTGTTCTCGCTGGACGGCTGGTGCCTCATAACGACCCCGAGACGAAGGCACTATGAAGGTTTTCATTTTTCCGAGTTCGTGAGCGGGATAATATCAGATACAAAGCATATACCCTTCTACCAAGGTGCAGTACAATGTATCACAAAAGACAGACTCAACCCTGAGTTTCATCTTCTCAGAGAGATACCAGAAAGAAAAGTAATCATATTCGATGACATCATAACCACAGGAACGACGCTCACCGCAACAAGAAACCTTCTACTTGACAAAGATGAAGTAGTTTGCATCATAGGTATCTACAACAACTGAAACACCATGAAGAAAGAGAAGAGAAAACAGAAAAACACAATAGCTGATGACACGCTCACGGCGAAGCAGGAATCCTTCTGCCGCTACTATGTTGATACCGGTAATGCAACGGAAGCATACCGCATGTCATACGACTGCTCCAAGATGAAGTCTGAGACCATTTGGAGCGCTGCGTGCAGGCTCCTTGCGAACTGCAAGGTTACTGCAAGGATAAATGAGATTCAACAAGAGTATGCAGAGCGCTCAAAGGTAGACAGGGCAAAGGTTGAGAAGGTGCTTATGGACATTATCCAGGTTGATCCTGCTGAAATGTACACTTACGATGAGAACACAGGCAAGTTGCGGATAAAGTCTCCCTCTCAGATGCCCAAGCATATACGCCGTGCATTGAAGAGCATCAAGAACAATAAGGGCGTTGTGTCCTACGAGTTCAACGGCAAGACTGAGGCAGCGAGGTTGCTCGGCTCCTGGAATGGTTGGAACGCCCCCACTCAGATAGATATCGGGGGCAAGACAAAGCAGGATATAAAGATAGGCTTTGATGACGACGAAGAATAGTTTATGGTAGTCAACTACAGGAAACTCAACCCGAACGGATTCTATTGTCTCCAGTTTTTCAATGACGAGACGATAAGATTCATTGTGCTGTACGGAGGCTCATCTTCCGGCAAGAGCTATAGTGTTGCCCAGACGATACTCATACAGACACTCTATGACGGGGAGAATACACTTGTAATGCGTAAGGTCGGTGCTTCCATCCTAAAGACTATCTACGAGGATTACAAGGTAGCGGCCAAAGGGTTGCACATAGACAAGTTCTTCCGTTTCACTCAGAACAGCATCAGGTGCATATACAATGGGGCCAAGATAGACTTTAGCGGTCTTGACGACCCTGAAAAAATTAAAGGTATTTCCAATTATAAGCGTGTGCAGTTGGAAGAGTTCTCTGAGTTTGAGCATACCGATTTCAAGCAGATAAGAAAGCGTCTGAGGGGTAAGAGAGGACAGCAGATTATAATGACCTTCAACCCCATCAGTGAGACACACTGGATAAAGAAGAGCTACCTTGACAAGGAAAAGCTGCATGAGATACCCATGACTGTTGTTATCGGCGGTCAAGAGATACCCGAGCAGCTGACAAAGGTTAAGAGGTTGTTGATGAATGAGCCTAAAAGTGTACTGAATGTCCGCACCAAGGAAATAGAGCAACACCCGTCCGATACCGTAGTCATACAGAGTACCTACCTCAATAACTTCTGGGTGGTAGGCTCTCCAGATGGTAAGTACGGATTCTACGATGAGCAATGTATTGCCGACTTTGAGAAGGACAGGCTGGAAGACCCTGACTATTACAACGTGTACGCCCTTGGTGAATGGGGAATACTGCGCACAGGCAGCGAGTTCTTTGGCAGCTTCAACAAGGGCAAGCACATGAGGGATGTCAAGTTTAACGAGGAATTGCCCATACATATTTCCGTAGACTCGAATGTGTTGCCGTTTATATCTGTCACATACTGGCAGCTCGACTATGAGAATGGAGGAAAGCATCTTTGGCAGTTCAGCGAAACAACTGCAGAGAATCCTAACAACACAGTGCGTAGATCTGCAAAACTTGTTGCAGAGAGACTGCATAAGTTGAACTATTCCGGAAAGCTGTATTTCCATGGAGACGCAAGCACCAAGTCCGCCAACAACATTGATGACGAAAAGCGCTCTTTTCACGATTTATTTATTTCGGTCCTCAATGAGAAAGGCATAGAGGTGGTAGATGTAGTTGCCAACAGCAATCCGAGTGTTGCGATGAGCGGAGAGTTTATTAACGCCATATTCGAAGGCAGCATCCCTGGTCTATCCATTACCATAGGAGAGGATTGTCGTATCTCTATGGAGGACTATCAGTCTGTTCAGAAGGATGCTAATGGCGGAATACTCAAGACGAGGATAAAGAACAAAACCACAATGCAGACGTATGAGGAGCATGGTCACTTGTCCGATACCTTCCGCTACGTTGTTTGTGACCTTATGAAGGAAGAGTTTATAGCTTTCTCCAATAAGCGCAAGCGTAACCTTTACGCGAGGGATGGCTTTGTCACCTTCTACAATCCTGCCGGAGATTATGAGTACAGCGACTCACTCTGCTATGTCATGCCGAATATAGAGGGCATGTTCCTGATGGTGTACGGCAGGAAGTGCGGAGATTTGTGGCATATTGTTGATGTTGTCTATACTGGCTCAGTATCTACTGAGAGCATGAAAGCAGCCATAGAAGCGCGTGAGACTGCCAATGTAGTAATAGAGTGCAGCGATGCTTATTATCCATTTGTGCGCGAGCTGCGTGAATCCAGTGCCAAGGAGATAAGAGTCATAAAGGAATTTGCAGATGTTGACAGCCGCATATCTGCCACATCAGATTATGTAAGGAGCCTCATCAAGTTTAATGAACAGGAAGCCAGTGACAATGATGATTACGCGAAATTCCTTACAAGCCTGTTTGACTATAACAAGGACAGTGCCAACAAAGATGCGAGCACAATCCTTAGCGGGTTTATCCAGTATGTAGTGAAACAGAGGTGAAATCAAGATTTTTCACTTTTCAAAATCGAATATGCTTTTTACTTACCTTTGCATCAAAGAATGACTAACAATGAATATATTTAAGGCTTTATCTGAATGGTACAATACCAAATCCAGCGGTACGAAAGCCGGTGGAGTGCATCTTGTTGACGACAATGGTATCGAAATATCAAGATGGTCACCTCGCTATATTGAATTGAACGTGTTCCCGAAACTCTGCGGAGATAATTTTCTACAGCTGTTCGAGACTGTTCCAGAAGTATTCTTCCCTATCAACTTCATTGCAAGCCGTATAGCAGGTGCTACGTTTGAGGTTAAGCGTGTCAAGGACGATAGCATTGTATTCTACAAAAAAGAACTGAACAAGTTTTTGGATCAGCCGAACTGCATGATGAAATTCCGCGAACTTGTTTACTTGCATTTCGTCTATAAGTTAGCCACTGGTAACGCCTTTATGCGTGCTGCTATGGGTGATGGTATTAACGCAGACAGGCGTTGGCGTTGGTGTGATAACTTTTGGGAATTGCCTGCTGAAAAAATGCAGATAACGCCCAATCGTGACATATCACAGTTATTCGGTGTTGCTACGAGAGAAGAACTCATAAAGTCATATCGTCTTGAAATAGGCATGAGGAGTGCTTACGATATTGCCCCTGCAGAGATATGGCATGACAGGGATGGAATGCCGTCATTCAACAATGATGCAACATTCATGATGTCCAAGAGTAGGCTATGTTCCCAAAAGAAAGCCATAAGCAACCTCATTGCTGTGTATGAAGCTCGTAACCTCATATATGTGAAGCAGGGAGGACTCGGCTTTATAATTTCCAAAAAGCAGGACGTTACGGGCACAATAGCCCTAACAGAGAAGGAAAAAGAAGCTTTGAGGAAGCAGTTTGACGCCAAGTATGGTGTGACAGATGAAAAACTGCCATACGGAATCAGCGATGTTCCCATTGATTTCGTCCGCACCAACTTGTCAATAACTGATTTGCAGCCATTCGACGAGACCTTGCAGGATGCCATTACGATTGCCGGAGCATTCGGAATACCGAGTGTGCTGGTACCGAGAAAAGACCAAAGCACTTTCAGCAACCAGTCAACAGCAGAAAAGGCCGTGTACAGTTCGCAGATCATTCCAATGACGAAGCGTTTCTGTCAAGACCTTACTGCATTTCTCGGCATTGAAGAGGATGGTTTTTACATTGATTGCTGTTTCAAGGATGTAGATTGTCTGCAGGACGGTCTTAAAGATGCCGAAGAGGTTAAGAAGCTGATTAACGAGCGTTGCAAGATGCAGTTCCTAAGCGGTATTATCACCATCAATGACTGGAGAGCGCAGATCTGCGAGGAGAAACTGGAGTCAGAAGAATATCCTTATATATTCGACAAAGTCATATTCAATATGACCGACGAAGAAATAGAGTTTATAAAAAGAGTTTTTAACATCAAAAGTGTGGAAGAAAATGAAAGAAGAAATCAAGCGCCTACAGTACAAAACCAAGGCGAATGACGTTGATGATGAGAAAGGTATCGTTACCGTTGCGGTGAACGGTATCGGTGTCAAGGACTCGCAAGATGACATTTCTATGCCAGGGTCGTTCAACAAGACCCTGAAAGAAAACATCGGCAGGATGCGATGGTTTCTGAACCACCGTACCGACCAGTTGTTAGGAGTGCCCCTTGAAGGAAAGGAAGAGGGTGGCAATCTTATTATGACCGGTCAACTGAACCTTGACAAGGAGATTGGTCGTGACATTCTTGCCGACTATAAGCTGTTTGCAGCGAACGGAAGGACGCTGGAACACTCTATCGGTGTTCGCGCCATGAAGCGTGATGAACAGGACAAGAGGAAGGTCCTGGAGTGGAAGATGTTTGAGTACAGCACCCTGACACATTGGGGCAGTAATCCTCAGACGTTCCTTGTAGGAATAAAGTCCGGCACGGCTGACCAAGTGAGGGAAGCCTGCGACTTCATCCGTAAAGCGTTCCTGCAACATGGTTATACCGACGAACGTCTTAAAGCCTATGATATGGAACTTAATCTGTTATTGAAGAGCCTCAATGGAGGCCTTATCGTGACCTGCCCCTGCTGTGGGCATCAGTTTGACTATGAAAGCCTGCCAGAGCATACTTTCAGTCAGCAAGTGATAGACCTTGCCGCCCAGTTCCAAAGATGGATTACTGAGGACATTGTGCGTCAGGAGATAGAGAAACTTACTCCGGAGATCCGCGAGCAGGTGACTGCCGTCCTCGACATCGTACTGGCCAAGAGCGGTAAGCCTGAGTTTGAGCAGAAAGGACTGACCGACATAATGAGTTATGTACGCTGCCCCCACTGCTATTCGCGAGTTTACAAATCAAATACAATAATTCAGGAAGGAAGTACTACGACACCCTCTACTGCCACTGCTGAGCCGTCTGTTGACACTCAGAAAGAAGGTGAGCAGAGCTCCCAAGAGGATGAAGTGAAGGAAAAAGCCGCCAAGAGCACTTTGCCCGACTTTGAGAAACTGAATAAAGTTTTTAATGTTTAATTCTCCAAAAATTATGAAAAAGGATTTTGTTACTGTTGCAGATTTTGCACAGAAAATGGAAGGCATGACAGACGAGCAGAGAGCTTTTGTCGAGAAGATGCTTCAACTGACATGCGACGTAGTGAACAAGAGCCGTGAGGGTCTGCTTTCACCTGAAGATGTTGAAGACAAGTTCAAAGAAATCAACACACAGTTGAAGAACTTTGACAGCGAGAAGTTTGACCAGCTCGTGAAGGACAACGAAGAACTCGTTGTTCAGGTGAAACAGCTTGGCGAGACCATCAAGAAGCTGAAGGAGAGAGGTCTTTCCATGGAGGTTATCAACAAGTTCGATGAGAAGATTTCCGCTATGCTTGATAGCGAGAAGTTCAAGGAGTTTGCCAGCGGCAAGATTCGCCAGTCTGGTGCCTTTGACGGCTTCTCTCTGAAAGAGGTCAGCATGGCCGCTAACTACAGCGGTGACAACCTCATCACCCAGCAGACGAGCCGCGTAGTCGCAGAGGTCAGCAACAAGAAGCTGCACATGCGCAACGTGGTTGCTATCCTGCAGGGCGACCCTGAGTTCCCGCAGTTGGCATTTGCGCAGATCTACGCTTTCGACCGCAATGCCGCAATGGTTCCCGAGAACGGCACTCTGCCCGAGTCTTCGTTCAAGGTTAAGGAGCTCACTGAGAGCACCAAGCGTGTTGGTACCTGTATCAAGATTAGCAAACGTATGTTGAAGAGCCGCGTATATCTGCGCTCCTTCATCCTGAACCACCTGCCCGAGGCAGTTCTCATGCAGGAGGACTTCCAGATGCTGTTTGGTGACGGCAACGGCGAGAACCTGAAGGGTATCACTGAGCACACTGGCGTAACCTCTATTGAGGCTATCATCGGCACAGCCGTAACGACAGGTGCAGCAGGTAGTATCGCGAGTGTTGCTTCCTACAACGGCGGTGCAGACACCGTTATTGAGCTTGTAGCTCCAGACGACAAGATTCTGGACGGCATGACGATTACCGTTGCAGGCGCAACCGTCAACACCGGTGCAAACGGCACCTTCCCCGTGAAGAAGCTGAACGACAAAAAGATTGTCCTGACTGGTGCAGCCTACACCGGCCCAGAATCTTCCACTGCCGCTATGACTTACACCGTCAAGCACGCAGGCTTCAAGAGTGTAGAAGACCCCAACAGCGGCGATGCTATCCGCACTGCCTTTGCTGTGATGAACTACGCTCAGTTCAGCGCGAACACTATCATTCTGAACCCCATCACGGTGAACGCTATCGCCAGCGAGAAGGATTCTCTCGGTCGCAACCTCGGCCTTATCGAGAACCGCAATGGTGTGAACTACGTATGTGGCAAGCCCATTGTAGAGTACACCGGCATTCCTGCTGGCAAGTATATTCTCGGTGACTTCGTGAACGGTGCCAACCTCATTGACTACACCGCCATGAGTCTCGAGTGGGCAGAAGACGTGAACACCAAGCTGACCAACCAGATTGTGCTCATTGCACAGGAAGAGGTCATCTTCCCAGTGTACATGCCTTGGGCATTCGCCTATGGCGACTTGTCAAGCCTCATCACAGCTATCACTAAAGCCTAAACGTGAGTGTTATGAAAGTTATTCTTGAAGGTGACGAGCGTATTGTCAAGAACATCTGCCGAGAGAACAGGGTAAGAGTAAGCAGGGGACAGGTTTCCTTTTCCCCTGCCGACTCAATGCCTACTCCAGAGGGTGTAACCGAGGAGGACGTTAAGAACATGGCTGAGGCTATCGAGCATAAAGATGCCCGCATTGCTGAACTCATGGAGGAGAACGAGACCTTGAAGGCCGCACTTGCAAAGAAGGAAGACACCAATGACGCTCCCGAAACTCCCGACACCAAGGGTGACGGCGAGAGTGAAGAGACAGGCGGTGAAGGTGACAACACCGACACTAAGGAAGGTGAAGAGACCGACACTACTCAGGCTCCCGAAGGGGACACTAAGGATGCTCCCGAAGGGGACACCAAGGACGTAGAAGAGGCTCCCGACACCAAGGGTAAGAAAAGTTCAAAGGGTAAGAAAAGTTCAAAGAAATAAAGACATGCTAATCGATGTAACATCTTTCACGAGTGGCCCGCGTCAGATCGAGAATGCAGTAGCAACGCAGAAAACTGCAAACCAAATTGCTGTGGCCGAGCGTATCAATGGGTACATAGATGCTTTGCAGCCAGAGTTTCTGAGGCGTGCTGCAGGCAAGCAGTGGTGTTCTGTCATAGACGAATACTCCAAGACAGACCATCAGGAACCCTCCGAAGAGGAACTGAAGGTCGGAAACCTTGCTGACATGCTCAAAGAACCTTTTGCAGAATACGTATTCTTCCACATGCTCCGCGATATGAACGTACAGCCTACCATAACAGGTCTTGTTCAGTTGAAGTGCGCCAATTCCTACGTAAGCCCTTTGGAAAAAGGTGTGCAAGCCTGGAACCGCATGGTTGACAAGTTGCGACTGTTCGTAAGTGAGGTTGCAGTGGAGGGTGTTACCATCGAAAGCGATATGGTGACATACATTAACAGTTTCAATCTGTAGGAAATGCAACAGCCAAACATTATAGATTTGCTTGCAGATATAGTTGCTGCTTTATCCTGCAATACACCTGTAAATATAGTCGCAAGCGGCGGTCAGGTGTACGAGACAAAACCAACGATATCATACATCTTTGGTGATGCTCAGTACATCAAGGATCAACTTGACGAGTATAGCAAGGTGACAAGTGTAGAGAAGCTGCCATTGATAGCCCTTTTCACTCCAGTTAAGGAGAGAAGGGGTCTTGTAGGTGTTGCTTCCGAAGCAAAGGTGTCTATTTTGATTGCCTGCAGTAGCCGTAAGGAGTGGAATAATGAGGAACGCAAGGAATATTCTTTCGAGAACATCCTGCGTCCTATCTATAACGCTTTTATGGCTGCACTTAACGGACATACGCAGGTTGAGAAGAATTATGACGGCAGCATGCCGCATGTCTATTCAGAGAACTATAGCTTTGGCAAATATGGAGCCTACACAGCGTCAGGAGATGCTGTAAGCGAGCCCATAGATGCCATTGAGATACGAGACTTAGAAATTAAAGTAAACTATCCTAATTGTACAACAAGATGAGAAAAATTCGTAACTGCAACGACAAAAAACTTGCCACTGGCAAGAGTGGTTGCCAAATTGATTTCGGCAAAATCAAAGCCTTAATCATCGTGCCACACGGCAAAACTCTGGGCAGCAGTCTGACACAGGGTTCCTTTGAGACTAAGTGTCACGCAGATCTGCCCAATCGTATCTATCCCATCAAGACCGTTGTCGAGTACGCAAAGAATGGCGGTGAGCCTCAGACAAGTGCTGTAGGCTATGGTGGCAACGGTGTGACGGGTATCAGTGCGCAGACCGATACTTTCACAATCGACAAGTTCAGCGAGCACCTTGCAGCAAACCTGACAAAGTGCATGAACAAGCACGTTGACGTGTACTATGTCGATGAGAACAACCTGCTCATAGGTATCAACAATGGAGGTGATGACCTGGCAGGCATTCCTATGAGTACTGTTTATCCTACCGTAGTTCCGCACCCGACGTCAAGCGCAAAGGCTTCTTTGACAGTTTCATGCTGTCTTGAAGATGCCCGTGCAGCCATCGAGAACTTCGATTATGTGCAGCTCGACTTCAACCCAATGGAGGAGTTGAACGGCCTGGTCAGCGTCGATCTTGTAGAAACCGCTTCCGGCAAGTTCAAGATTATCGAGACCATTGGCGGTTACGACCGTACCGCAGAGTTCGGTTCTGTTATTGCAACGGCCGCTTCGTCTGTCCTTAACGGTGTGACAACTGCCTCGTATGCCGATGGCTTGCTGACACTCACTATAAGCAGTGGTGCAACACCGAGCCTGAAGGCCCCGAGCGTGCTGCTGTCTAACGACATTGCCGGCATTGAGTGGAATAAGACCATCATGCTCCCATCAGCCTAAAGATGTACCGCTATGATAGTAGAAGGTGTTACATTCGTTGAGCCTGCTGTCAAACAAATGAAGAAGCGGGATTTCATCAAGGCTCACAGGGATGTTTTGTGGTTGGACCGCGAACCGAAGGAGCGTGAAAAGATGCTCTCCGACGTTTACGACACCATCAGGAAAAAGTAGTAACAGAGGGCTGGGCAGTTATATGGTCCAGCCCTTTTATTTTCAGGCATTATGGCAGATTTCGAAAGACTGGAAAGCGTAATAGACGCTATCAGGACAGGTATCAAGGACAGCATCCTTGAATGTCTTGAAGAGAAAAGGGAGATTATTACTACCAGCATTGCTGAGCAGTTGTACAGCGGCATAGACGGTGAAGGGGAGTTTCTGAGTCCTACATACGACGACGATCCCTATTTCAACGAGAAAGGCCCCTGGCACGGAGCCAACTATGCCTACAAGAAATGGAAGGAGAGGATAACCCCTCCAGTACAGAGCGCGATGCTCAATCTACCCCCGAGACCATTGGCAGTACCGAACCTTTTTATTACCGGTATGTTTCATGACAGCATCAAGGCTGCAAGAGTCGGTGATATTATAAGGGTCTATACCAGTGGATTCGAGGACGGGCCATTGATAGAGAAGAAATACGGTAAGGCAATTTTCAAACTTACTAACGATGCGCGAGAGTATTTCAACATCTATGCCTTGCGCCCCTGGCTTAACGACTTCATAACAAAGTGCGGTTACAGATGAGTTGTGCATGTGAACGAAAGAAGATAATGAGCGAGCAGTCTCGTGTCAGCGAACTTGCCCGCAAATATGCCGTCATGGAACAGACTATGGTGGCAGTATATAAGAAGGCAGACGGCACCTTCTCCTTTGCCCCTGTCGGAGAAGAGATTAAAGGAGAGATAGTAGAATACAGACATTACCTATAGTTATGGCAGACATCAAGATTACCGACCTTGTGGACGAGAAGGTATTTGAAGACCTTGAAAAACTCTCCGAGAACCTCAAAAGTGTAAAGCAGCAGTATATAGATGCAGCAAAAGAACTGGCCCAAGGGCTCAATATGAAGATTACCACGTCCGGCGATCTTGAAAAGCTCAACAATGCTGTTGCCGAAAGTAGCAAGAAGGCTCAGCAGGCCACTGAGCAACTCAACACCACCATTGACCGACAGCGCGAAATCATCGGGCAGACTACAAACACCATAAGCCGCGAACTCGCAGAAATCGAGAAAACGAACAAAGCAAAGCGCGATGCATTTGCACAGGATAAGAGCGCCCTTGAAATAGCAGAGTCCATTATAGGCACACGAAACAACAATATAATATTACTTGCACGCTATCAAGCAGAACTGAAAGCCGTCAAGGAAGCGCAGAAAAACCTTGATACTGCCATCAAGAGCGGAACTGTCTCAGAGGGAGCCGCAGCAAATCAGATGGCTGCAAACCTTGAAAAACAACGCACGCTCAAAGCCTCTATTCAGGACCTGAACAATGTCTTGAACAATCAGGACAAGCAGATGCAGGCCGCAAATGGCAGTTATCAGAAACTATCCCTCCAGCTTGAATTCCTGAAGAAAGCATACAAGAGCCTCAACGAGGAGGAAAAGAGCTCTGCCATTGGGCAGAAACTCGCCGATGAGATAAGCAATATGGACGCTCATCTCAAAGACCTTGCAGCCGATATGGGAGAGTTCCAAAGGAACACCGGCAACTATGCCATTGCCAATCAGTCTGTCAAGAAAGAACTGAGGGAGCTGATACAGGAGATAGCCACTCTTACCCTCCAGTACAGGGCTATGAGCGATGAGGAGAAGGGTTCTGCTGCCGGACAGGAACTTGAAGCCAAGATGAATGCTCTGAAAGCAAGGGCTTCCGAGTTGAAGGATGCTGTATCAGACGTAAACAGGGAGATACAGTCGGGTGCCAACGACACCCAGACGTTCAGCGCCATAACTGAGGGTATAAACGTGGTTATAAGCGGTGTCGGAGGATTGACGGCCGCATCTCATGCCCTGGGCATTGGAGAGAAAGACCTGATAAAGATTCAAACGAGCCTACAGGCCAGTCTTGCAGCCAGCAACGCCCTGGTAAGAGCCCAAACCGCTTTGCAGGCAGAGAGCAACCTTATGAAAGGTGTAGCAAGAATGCAGGAATACGCTCATGCTACAGCCATTAAGATAAAGACAGCCGCCGAGGGTGAAAGCATTGTTGTCACTAAAGCCGCAACAGTTGCCCAGGCTGCTTTCAATGCCGTAGCAAAGGCCAATCCTTATGTATTACTTGCCACAGGCATAGGCTTGCTTGTTGCCGGCATCTTTGCTTTCACCAAGAGGACCAAGGAAGAAACCGAGGAGCAGAAAAAAGCCCGTGAAGAGATGGAAAAGAGCCGTCAAGAGTACGAGGATTTTATAGATGTAGAGAAACGCCTTGCAGATGCAAGGGAGAAGGGAGTAGAATCAAGTTCAGACGAGATTGCAAAACTCGATATTCTATATTCTGCTGCTATTGATGTTACTCGGTCCTACAATGAACGTAAACTTGCAGTTGATAAACTGCGAGAGACATATCCAGAGTATCTCGGTAAGCTTCAAGAAGAGACTATCATGACAGGAAAAGCTGCAGATGCCGTAGAAAGACTAAAGGCCGGAATTATAGAAAAAGCCATTGCCCAAGCCCAAGAAGAACAGATTAAGAAATATGCTAAAGCATACGCAGAAAGCATGGAAAAAATGACCATTGCCTCAGAGCAACTTGAAAAGGTCATGGGAAAATTAGGGTATAGTAGCATAGAAGTCTTAGACAAAACAGGGAATAGAGTGAAGAGCTATGTAAAATCAACGATGACCGAAATGGATAAACTTTGGCAAGACCGCCCACAAGATCAACGCAGAATGTCAGACTTTAACATGAGAGAAAAGGAGCGTCTTGAAGGTGTTATTGCAGAGGCGAAGAAAAATCAGGAAGACTTCCAAAAGGCCATGGATAGAGTGAAAGGGTTAATCAATGTCGAAAACCTGCTCGATGGTATCGGAGGTGGCAAAAATACCACCAATAATGCCAAAGAGACCACTACCAAGACCTATGAGGAGATTAAGGAAGTAATCCTTGAATACACTCAGGAGATTATTGCTGAGCGTATAGCCCTTACGGAAAAGGGTAGTAAGGAAGAATACGACCTGACACTCCAGTATATCACAGCAGAGCAGGAACTGCGAAAAATAGAGATAGAGAAGGGTTATAAATCCGAGAAGAAATCACTTGATGAAGCCCTTGCAAACAAGACCGTCTCTCAGGAGGAATACAATGCTTCCATTGAACATCTTGAACAAGCCCGAAACGAAAAATCCATACTCGCAGAAAAGAAGGCAGACAAGGCAAAAGAAGAAGCAAGGCTGAAATACACTGAGGCTGCTATCAAAGCCGTGCAAGAAGAATATGCCAAGGAGGAAGAAATTCGTAATCTTAACCTCATAAAGGAACTTACAGCCCTGACGAAGCAACGCTCAAAGAAGATGCTCAGCGAAGAGGATTATCAGAAGCAAGTCGCTGAAACACAACTCCGGTTTGCCGAGCAAACTGCCAACAAGCAGATTGAGATGTTGGAAAAGGTGCTTCAAATGGAGGATTTAACCGCAGATCAACGCAAGGAGATAACCGAACAACTGAAAGCAGCAAAGATTAAGGCTGCCAATGATGCTGCCAATGCAGAATTGAAGAATATAAAGGAAATCGAGAAACAGGACAAGGCTTCAGCCAGAAAACGCGAGCAGACTGCCCGTCAATACCTGCGTACAGTTTCCCGAGTGATAGGTCAGCTCAATAGTCTTGTCTCTGCCATGTATGAGGGCCAGATACAGGAGGTTGAGAAAGAGCAAGAAGCCAGTGAGCAAGCCTATGAGAAAGAAGTTGAGCAGATACAGAACCTGGAGGAAACAGGAGCCATCAGCAAGGAGGAAGCAGAAGCCCGCAAACGTGCAGCAGAACAGCGTTCGGCAGAGAAGCAGGAAGAACTGGAGAAGAGGAAGCAGGAACTTCAGTACAAACAGGCCGTTTGGAACAAGGTCACGTCTATTGCACAGGCAGGTATTGCTACAGCTCTCGCCATCACTGAAGCATTGCCCAATTTAGTGCTTGCCGCACTTGTTGGTGCAATGGGTGCGATGGAGATAGCGACAATTATAGCCACTCCTATAGCAACCTATGCCAAAGGTACAGGCAAGGATGGACACCCCGGCGGTCTGGCAATCGTCGGTGATGCAGGAAAGAGTGAGGCTGTTGTTTATGGTAACAAACTATGGATTACCCCCGACACACCGACGCTTGTTGATATGCCAAAGGGTGCCATTGTCTATCCCGATGCAGACAAAATCCCTGAGCCTGTCATAATGACTATGACACCTACATCCGACTCTAAGAACCCAGTGGTGATTGTTCATCATGACAGCAAGAAACTGGAGCGAGGGTTGGCACAAACGAACGCCCTGCTAAAGAAATCCATTATCATGCAGAAGAATATCGCTTACGATGCAGCTTATCAGAACTACAAAAAAACGAGACTATGAAACAGAGATTGGACCAATATACAATAGCACAGTTTATTGATATAGTTTCCGGTGACTTGTCACCAATAGATGCCAGTGGAGAAACAGCAGTAAAGATTGCGTCAAGCCTCGTAGAGCAGTACAACGTAGCCGCAGATCCTGTTTCTGCCAAAGCGCAGCTTTCGAATCATGCTACAGACAGCAAGAATGACGGAAAGATAAAACTTTATCGTATATTGCTGAATCTAATCAATGTTTTCGGTGCCTATGATGACGTAAGGAATATCCTGATACTTGCAAAGCAAGATAATGTTGCCAAGCGTGACGATAAGGGGCTCAAATCCAAAATTGAGCAGATGTTGCGAACAGAAGAAGCCCTTCAAGAGCGTTCCAAGAACGAGAAGAACGAGGAATCTGCACAAGAGGATGATGTAAGAGCCACTTTCGACCGCCAAACGGCAAAGCTTATGGCCCATTTCAAGTTTTCTATCAATCATGAGTCTATATCTGCCAGCATATATGCCAATCTTGTGTGTATGGCGTGTAAAGAACAGCATCAGCAAGCAGGCAAATAAAAACAGTATCTAACATTCCAAGAGGTTGTGTGTATCCAAATAGCGACATGCAACCTCTTTTTTATGAGCAAAAATCGAAAGCGTTATCTGTTGCGTACACTCAAAGCAATAGATGTTAAATGTGACCGAATCCTGAGCATACTGAATGTTATGCACGGTGACAGTCAAGACTCCATGCTGGAGAGCATCAAGGAGTCAGCGAGAGATATTTACCTGTGCAGCCTTGAAGAGCGTAGGCGTACCGGAGGTTTTATTAGCATACTGAAACATGATTAAGTCTCTGCTGTTGCACAACATGTCTTGGATAAAAGGCATTGCGCGTACATTCTGCAGGAATAGGACTGATGCAGATGACCTTGTAGGTGAAACCATCCTGAAAGTCTTGCTGAATGCAGACAAATATGACGCAGACAAGAGTTTCCGCCTGTGGGTGCTTGTAATCATGCGCAATACCTTCAAAAGTAAACGAAGGCATGTCGGGATAGTTGAACCTTATTGTAACCTGCCTGACTATCAGTTTGACAGTGACCCTGCTAAAAATACCGTAGTCAGTGAGTATATGTGTATCATAAATATACTTGCCGAAAAGAGCGTAGGTGTCCGGTGTGCTATACTCTATGCACAAGGCTATAGCTACAACGAGATTGCCGATTTGCATGGTGTCACTGTTAATGTAGTCAAGAGTCGCATACATCACGGCAGAAGGCTTATAAAAAGGAGCCTCTCGGGGTAAAATGTCAGTAAATGTTAAGGTGATAAAATGGTGAAGTTTCTGTTTGCAAAACTTGTCAAAATATGATAACTTTACAGATGTAAAGAAGATAAGAAAACATAAGTCAAACCAAAAAACAACAAATCATGCAAACCAAAAGAAATTTCCGAGTTAGAGTTATGAAGTATGCTCACTTCCTGTTCACAACAACCGCAAACACCTGGAAGGTGTGCTTGCTCAAAGCGTGGGAGCTGTACAGGCTTGCCAAAAAGATGCGAGGCGGCATCGTTAAGTTCGCATTTCAGAAGATGGACGGCTCCATTCGCTATGCTTGGGGAACCTTGCAGAACCTCCCAGCCGGTGTGACAGACGGCAAGAAGAGCAAAGAACCTTCCTACAAGACATTTGCCTATTTCGACACACAGAAAAAGGCGATGAGGTGTTTCCGCATCGAGAACCTTATCACAGTGTATTAACACTTGCTTGACAGCAAACGGCCGAGGCTTAATTTTTGTTGGCAGTTCTTTTGAAAATGTGCCTTTAATTTGAAAATGAGCGCCGGAATTATCCGATAAATAGTGTGCATGTGAAAACTGACTTTTCAAGAAGTTGGTTTTCGTGCAGCTAAAGACCGTACCTTTGTGTTGTCTTAAAAATTACCAACATGAAGAAATTATTATTTATTCTGGCAGCGATAGCGTGTATGTTATCCTGTCGCAGTGTGAAAAACGAGGGTTTGGTCCAAACGCACCACTATGGTGTCAATGCCGACACCCTCTCGGCGGTCGTCAAAGCAGAAGGTATTGACAGCACGAACTATTACCATGGAGTAATAGACAGCCTGTGCAACCAGTTGCGCGAAGTCCGGCAGAAGTTTCGTGACTTGTATGTAAGGGATTCCATTAACACCTTTCAGTATCGTGGGGACAGCGTTAGCGTCAAGGACACTACATGGATGGAGATCAATGCCGATGGGAGTATCACTTATCACCACAACAGGGAGAAATACACCTATACCTCTCTGCAAGTGGAGAAGATGCGGCAGCAGATTATCAAGGAGAGTCAGGCAACAGTAGACAGCCTCATCGAGAAGAACGAGCGACAACAGCAGATAATAGACAGCATATCGCAGTATCGGTCGTATGTCGATAGCGTATATCTTTACAGGTCGAAGATGGATTCTATGGCCAATGTCGTCACCGATATGCAAAAAACTATAATTGAGAAGAATAGCCTATTTGATAAGATTAAACTCATATTAGGAAGTTTACTCTTCTGCTTGACGGCATTTGTCGGAACCATGTTATACCTGCGTTTCTTCCGACGAAAATAAACAGTTATCATATCAAAGTAGTGCCTGGTAAGTAAGAAGATTACTTATCAGGTTTTTTATGCCTGTAATCGAGATTTTGCCATATTAAAAATTGCGCCCCTTTTTTGCCTACCTTTGCCTAAAACAAAAGAATATGCTTTGTAAGTATTATTTGCAGCTTGGGAGTCGCACGCTTGATGTAGGGAGTGCTGAATGTATTGATGTGTCAAGTATGATAAAGAACCTTGACAGCATCAAAGTTTCTTATGCACGGACAGATCTCGGCGGTGTTGTCCGTAAATGCGGCAGCGAGATAGAGTTTACAGGCAAGGCTTATGAAGCCATAGTATCATACTATCAGCAGAACTATTTACATTCTGTCGGTGTATTTGCCGTGTTTATGGCAGATAATAACTGGAACTATACGAAGGCATGGGAGTGTCCGCTTGATTTCTCTACCCTCCACTATGACTCGAACGTACTTTCGATAGGATGTGTGGACAATAGTGTCGCAGCTGTCATCAAAGCTAACAAGAAGACGAAATACGAAATAAATGTAAGCGACATTAGCGACAGGGAGACTATCCTCTACAATGGTGTCCTGACGAAGAGAGAGGGTGAGTTCATGATGGTAAGCACTGCTTTGGAGAATCCAGTTCAACCGGCATGGGACCCGAATTATTTCGTGCCGTCCGACATGATTATCTCGCACTATGACACCAACGAGGAGCACAAGAACGGGAAAGATACCTATGAACTAATATTCCCGAACGTAGGCATATCACTGAAAAACTTCCAGAGTGAAAAGTTCACCGCATACGATCAAGAATCAGCGAGGGTGTGCAACCAGCCGAGTATCGAGCGTGGGATAGTCAATGCCGGAGTAGGTTTTATTGAGTGTCTCCAGGCCGCAACCATTCATATAATCCTGAGCATAAGAATCAAGTCTAACTATTCTGCGATAAATTTCTTTATCGCTTCAGGGAGCAGGATTATACACACCCAGTATATCCCAAGCAATAACAGCGGGTATGGCATGATGCCTTTCGATGGGGACGTGACTCTCAACTTCGACGGGGATATAGCCATGAATGCGAGGGAAAAACTCTCCATAGGGTTTCACTATGATAGGAGTTATGTGGCAAGCTGGCATTTTACGCAGATTGTATTTAGCAGCAACACGAACCAGTTCTATTCGGACGAAAGTTCACACATAGACAATCCGAAATACCTTGAATCTGTTTCCAATACCGTGCTGCTGAACGAGATACTAAAGAAGATGTTTCCGGAAACAAACGGAACTCTTGTACGCGGTGTCGTCGAGGGTAACGACCTTGTGAACAGGACCAGGCTTGTTGCTGCGGAAACATTGCGAGACATCACCGGTCAAAAGTTCTATACGTCATTCCAGCAGTTCTGTGATTACATGGAGTCGGTATTTGGGTTTGTATATACGATTGCAGATTCAGGCATGACCCAGGAGGAGGCAATGTCGGAGACATCAGGCGCATATACATCCATAGTGGAAATTGTTTTCAAGCATCGTAGCCATATCTTTACAGATGCCACGGCCAAACGTCTTGAAACGTGCAACAACCTCCAGTATGCGATAAGTGACGATATGATATTCTCAGGTATAGAAGTTGGCTATCCTGTCAAAGATTACGATAACGACAACAATGCCAGGAACGAGTACAACTTTACGATCAACTATTCGACAGGCGTGACGCTTGCGGACAATGTGTTGTCCCTGTTGTGCCCATACCGTGCAGACTGCTATGGTGTTGAGGAACTTCTCATAAAGACGAAAAACGAGGAAAAGAACGAATCTGATGACGACATCTTTGTCGTTCTGTGTAAGGCAGAGTTGAATCTTGGCATAAGAGAGATTGACCGTAGCGTCACGGTGGAGAACGCCTATTCAGACACGGTGTTCAACGCTCTACTTGCCCCCTGCATCATCGTACAGAACAACAAGGAATACATCGCGGCGTTCACCTCCGAACTTAAATTTGCATCATCAGACGCCAACTCTGCGGCTGTCATAAAAGGAGTTGCCATGAATTCGGACGTAGCAATATCGGGGCAGCTGTTCCGGGCTGGCAAGATATCCATTGATACAGACGACCATAACTTCCCCGAGAATTGGGAGGGTGTCATTGAGTTCGATTTTGCAGGCAAGACATACAAAGGCTATCTTGAAAGCATAGACATCAACTTTGCCAATCTTGGCAAAATAACTTATAATCTCATTGAAAAATGTATAGAATAAGCCCATTTACACCGATATTCTTTTCGCCGTCGGCAGACAAGTACGGCGTAGAGTCTAATTGCGTGCAGGTATTCTCGGGAAGTGACCGCATACTTTTGGAGATTATCGCTACAGGCGAATTGTCTGCACCTCCAGACATGGTGATAAATGATGTGCAGAACGGGAAAGAGTACACCTATTCATGGAGGAGCTGGGTTATGAACACAACGACCACTCTTTATTTCATAGAGCTTCAGGGAATGGAAGAAGGGCTGTACTCAATAGCCATTGGCAACTATGTAAGCCAGAATTTCTGCATATCATACGATGACGATGTTCTTCGTGATACTGTCCTTATACAATATTCCAATGCCGACAACAAGCAGCGGAACGATGCTGTATTTTGGATAGACGGTATGCAGAGATTCTTTGATTTCCGTGTACAGGGAGGGTTCAAGGATGATAACTGGATGTTCATTGCCGAGAATGAACAATTCACGACCAGTGTCAATGACAAAATTGACCTTTATGGGCAGGCGATTACAATAAAGCCTCTGACTCTCGGTAACAGTGAAGGTTGTCCGGTGTGGTTTGCAGAGCTGCTGAATAGATTACTCTGCTGCAACTATGTATATGTTGACAATGTTCGCTATGCACGTAATGAGAGTGAGGTTCCCGAGATGACTTCCGAACTTGAAGGGTTGCGGTCATATGTCTTTACGCAGGGCCTGCAAAGAATCTTCAATCTCGATCCTGTGCTTGAGAACAATAACCTCATTGTAATGCGCAGAGCCGTTGTTGATAACAACGACTTATACAGGGCAAGCTCTAAGACCATAGAGGAACAGACGGTAACAGATGCAACATTTAACATAATATTATAAAGTCATGACAGAACAAGAGAAACAAGAGATTTTAGATGAGGTGCTTTCTTCGTTACGCACGAATAGCGTACTGATTACAGACCTCACTGAGGTTCAGTCACTGCCTGAGAACTGCTATATAGAGCTCAGTGGCGGTAAGCGAATAAGAGCAGATGTGTTTCATGATGTCATTCGGCAGGCGATTTACAATGCACTGATTGACGCTATTAACACCAAACTCAGTGCAGATAGTGTTGTACAAGTCACGGGTGATTCCACAACACAAGTAATGTCGCAGGCTGCTGTGACTTCTCTGCTCACAGCGCTCAGTGAGGAAGTCGGACATATTGACTTTGAACTTGGAACAGGTGCACAGGATAAAATTGTACTGGTCTTCAAGGATAAGGATAATACTGCCCACTCAATAACATTGAATGCCGCAACACGTTCATCCGCTGGAACTATGTCTGCTCAGCAGGCAAAAGACCTTGAAGATGTTATGCTTGAGGTATATCCGCTTCAAGCATCCTTTAGCGCGTCCAATGCAGGTGTATATGAGAAGGGCCAAAGCGTTACGCCATCAGCAACCATTGCAGTGACGAGAAGAGGAGTGAGTGTTTTGTCCGAAGCAACAATAACGACACCTATGACAGTTGCCAGCAACCAACTCTCATACGAAGCTGTCACAGAAAACACATCATTGAATGTGTCTGTCAGCCATGAGGGTTCCGTGGTAACCCTGCCTGCTTTGCGGTACACATTCCTCAACTATGTATATGGTGAAGTGCTGTCTGATGTGCCTGCCGATATAGCGCAAGCCATAGCGGGAGCAAGTACACTGGCAGAACTGAGTGACAGAACTACATACGAGGGTAGCCTTGCAGCCAATAAACTGTTCCTTTTTGCTGTACCTGGCAACGTAAACCTTGTTTGTCGTCACGCTGGGACAGATGCTATAATAACTGGATGCACAACCGGAACAGTTGAGAATCTGCCAAGACAGAACAATACGGGCAGTGATCTATATTCTTATATCATTGTCCCGAGTTCTGATATTGCATGGAATTTCAAAATAACCAACAGCTAAAATTAAGATTATGGCAAACACAAAAATGATTTTACCCTTCATGCTGGGACGTTCAGCAGGAGGAAGGGCTGTGACAACTTCGTCTGATATAGATGCAGGCAGCGGTAAGTCACAGGCAGAAGTTAACGAGGCGCACGCCGAGAGTCTTGCACGCATAGAAGCTAGCGATAAGGCCCATCACTCCTCTCGCTTTGATGCTATTTTCGAGGGTAGTGTTATCTGTGAACAGTCAGAGTTGACGGAGTTACCAGAGCTATACAAGATATTCTGGCATAAGAATGGTAATTGTTTCATATTGAGGACGGGTTCTGGGCAGAACGTCAAATTCTATGACAGGTGGAAAGGCATGGATGAGTATAACGACCCGAATACCGGAAACCCATACCTCGGCAAACAGTACATCTTTGACAACAAGGTGTATATGTATCACAGCAGCTCAGAAAGGCTCGTAGAAATCGGTAGCACTGGAACAAGCGGAATCTTCAATGTGACCAATGCCGTACCTATAAACGGTTTTTATGTCCTGTGCGATGCCGAAAACACAGATATATCCGCTGTGCATGCTGCATGGGCAGCGGAGAAAGCTGTTAGCGGTCTGATAATCTCATTCGAGATTTCTGCAGGAATATGGAAAACTTACCAGTACATTGGTAAGACGCTATCAAGCCAGAACTGGTTCAACATAGAAAACTGGAAAGACTTCGGATCACTGGCGGCTGGCAGCGAAACATATATCATCATAGATAACTTGATAGGCCCTCCTGTGGCAGGAGAGTTCTATACACTTGAAACTGCCGTTGCCCGCCTTGTTGCCTATCAGGAAGAGACGAGTGTAACATATAAAAAGAAAGGCCTCATCATCTCTTACAAGACAGGCGAGAACACCATGGAAACGAAGCAGTTCCAAGGTGAAGTTACTGACTTTGGAGAAGTTGGTCTATGGAAAGACTTTGGCGGTGGCTCAGACGTAGAGAGCAAGGACGAACCGGAAAAGGACGGTAAGGATGCCTTCTCAACGGGCGGGGCCTACACACACATCCCTACCGGCATCAAGGTTGACACCGAGACTGAGGGTGTGGTGAAAATCCAGTTGGAGAATGCCGAAGGTGACGGCATCGGAGATGAAATGCAGTTTAATGTAGGTACCGGCGGTGGTGGCGGTACCGGTACCATCGTGACGGCAGCGTTCCAAAGCTCTCCATTATACGGCAACGCAGGAAGTGATTTCATAATCCGCGCAGCCGTACGTTCCGTTACAACTGTCGGCCAGTCCGAGCAGGAAAACACGATTGCCACCATTGCGCTGTACGATAGGGACACGAACAGCCTGTTGGAGACGTTTGCCTTTAACAAGGCATCATCTGCATCACTGAGCACTTATGATTTCCTGATGGATGTTTCTCAGTATTTCGAAAGGGCAGGAATACGCCGATTCCGCTGTGTGATAACTGATGACGGAGGTAACACTGGCTCGCGTAATATCAATGTTACTGCCGTTGATGTGACTGTATCAAGCGTACAGACGCTGCAATACACACAAAGTACAGCCCTGACAGTCGGCGGAGCCTCAAAAAGCATACCGTTCTACAAGTTCGCCAACAATGCGAGCGACAGGGGCATTACTGCCATAACTGAGATATACCTTAACGGTGCATGGCAGCAGCTTGGCAGCAGTGTCATTCAGGACACTTATTCGCACGGCATAACCATTGACCCGACAAACTGCCTGGGCGAAGCACTCTCACATGGTGCTTATCCTATTCGCGTTCACGGTGTGGACGTGGCATCAGGTGTTGTGGGTAACTATTTGTACTCAGGCATCTTCGTGATTGACGAAACGAGCCTTGTTCCGCTTGTCGTGGAAAGTTGGCTATGTAATCTTACCAATGCGGTTGTCAAGCTCTACGAGACCATCACTGTGAACTATGCCGTATATGACCCTTCCAACAATGCTCCGACGGCCACTGTATACCTTGATGGAGCATCATCACAGAGTCATACGGCATACCGAGCAATGTCTTACTCTTACACGCATCAGGTAACAGGAGTTGTGTCAGACGGCTCGTTCTCACATATCGTAAAAGTAGGTTGCGGAGCATCATACGGCTTTGAGATACCTTTCCTTGTCAGTGGAAGTGTAATCGATGCAGCCCTGAAGAGTGGAGCAATCTACGCCTTTGACTTTGCCAACAGGAGCAACGAAGAGAGTGACCACACCATCACCAGCGGTGGCAAGACAATAGTCGTAAGCGGCTCGAACTGGAGCACGACAGGCTTCCGCACGTTCCTGGGTGAGAAGAGTCTAAGGATTGCCGAGGACGTGACAGCCGTCCTGAATCATCAGCCATTCAAACCAACCTCTATCGAGGCTAACGGTTTTGCAATCCAGTTTGCCTTTGCAAGCAAGAACCTTGTGGATGACGATGCAATCCTGATGAAGTGTTTCGACGAAGGAACAGGTGCAGGCTTCTATGTTACCGGCAAGGCAGTTGGCATATACTGTTCAACAGGCCTTTCCAACCATGTTGAGGAAAGGGCTTACAGGCAGGGAGAGAAGGTATCAGTGGCTATTGTTGTAGAGCCTGCCGTTGAAGGCCTCGGGCAGACTCGTTCCGGAACCACCTACTATTTCATCAAGTTGTATCTCAACGGTGAAGAGGTAGCGGTAATCGGATATGTTGCAGGGCAGAGTAACCTGAACCAAGAAGAAAACATCACCTTCAATGGTACTCAGGGCGACTTCTACCTGTTCTATCTCATGGCATGGGAAGATTACTTCCAGTTTGACCAAGCATTTCAGAACTACCTCGTGAAGCTGACCAATACAACCGATATGGTTAGTGAGTACGATTATGAGAGTGTAATGTCCTCACAGACTGTTACCGAGCTTGATATTCAGACAACGAAACTGCGTCCACAAGCATCTGAATTGGCTGACAGGGGTATGGCATATATCATAGAATGTCCTTACAACGGCTCTAACATTGAGGGTCTTGACAGGACTGTATCGACGAAGGAACAGATATATGTAACATTGTACTATATCGACCCATCGCGTCCCTGGACCTGCTTTGTTGCCCGTGACGTGGCCCGCAGGAACCAGGGTACGACATCTGCACAGCGTCCTATCAAGAACCCTCGCTACTATCTTGCCCAGAAGAAAGGTTCTACCTATGACAAGGTCAACAAGACAGGTGGCACGACGATCACGCTTCTCTACACCCGTGAGGAAATTGTTGCCATGGGCTATGACGGTGCGCTGTGGGATAAAGCCGCAGCCCTTGCCGCCATCAATAAGGTACAGGTGCATGAGGACAGCATCCCTGTGGATATCATCACTGTGAAAGTTGACTATTCCGACAGTTCAAATGCCAATGACTGTGGTGTATGCGACATGATGAATGCTACCTTCAGAGCACTTGGCCGCAACTATATGACTCCTGCGCAGAGAGCCTTTGACGGGACATGGAAAAAAGGTACTGTACAACTTGAAGGGCTTGTGATGAATCACTCGACTGCCAATTTCCCAGTGGCCATGTATAGGTCCAAGAGCGATACCGGCAGCAGCCCTTACTTCCATTCAAAGGGCAACTGGAAGGAGGACAAGAAGGAGCAGGTAGCACTTGGCTTCAACGATGTGCCTGGATATAACAAGGGCTGTCTGAACTATGGAGACTTCATAGAGTTCTACGGCAAGAGTGCCGCGATGCTCAATGCAGATGCAGGGTTGGAAGAAGGAGATGCAGGTTTCCGCACTACTGACGAGAGCCTCACAGAAACAAAAGCCAGATTCCTCGCTACCAGCGGCCTTAACACTGATGCCGTATATGTACTCACGCAGTATTGCGGCAGCAGTTACAAGGTTATGAAATATGAGGAAAACCAATGGGTAGAAAAGACAGGTACAATGGTCCAGAACGCTAACGGCAAATGGACTGTCACAGGTTCTGTTGTCAACCCGACTGACGGTTTCGAGCTTCTGAACTATCAGGGCATGGACTGGTTCAAGGGTGTTTCCTCTGTTGCAGACATGATGGCACCCTCCACATCGTTCTCGAAGTGGGTGCAAGCCCTTATCGACGGTGGCGACATTTCCGTAGAGACCGTTCCAGCCTGGACGTACTACTATGAATGCCTGGTTGATGACGATAATCTGGCTATTGCATACGCTCTGGGCAAGAAGGTTCCATATAACCTATACCGCTGGATGGTGTTCTGTGACAGTTGTGATTACGACACTTATAAAGATGAGGATGCCGATGACGGAGCAGCACGTCTTGCCCTGTGGAAAACTGACCTTTACAAGTATGCTTCTCCATACTCATGCCTCTCTTACGATGTGTTCACGGACTATCTGGCCGCTGTTGACCAGAGGGCAAAGAACATGCAGCCGATGTGGTTCCTGGAAGATGGTTGTAAGATTGTTGACGGTGTATATTACAATGCCGACAATCAGGCAAGCGACTCAACTACCGGAATGCTTGCAATGCGCATGTATCTGAACAAGGTATATGACTGTGACACCTGCAATGGTAAGGACAATGACGGCGGGCAGACAGTAGATGCAGAAGTAGATCCTAACAAACTGCCTGACGAACTCACTGGGTACACCAACCCATACGCCGGATATAACTCTGTTCTATTCAGGAACATCTATTTGCAGCAGGCAGTCAATGTTGATGCCCAGGGTACCGAACTTTCGCTTAGGACTGTAGCCTCAGCCATGCGAAGCTGCACGGCCACTGTTGACGGACTGACACTACAGCCATTCTCGCCTGCAGGAGCAAACTATTTCTTCCTGACTGCACGCATCAAGCGTTGGCAGAAGAAAGTTTCCTCATACGATGGTGAGCGCAAGTACATAGACTTTACGAGTACCACAGCCAATAACATCTACTTCTATGCCCTGCAGGGCTTGGGCCTCACCTCTCTCCCTGCCTTCATAGAACGCAGATGGCGCATCCGTGACGGCTTCTATGGCACCGGAGACTTCTTTAGTGGGGTTCTGTCAGGTCGTGTGAATGCTCCGAGCGGTGCAACCATAACCATCAAGGCCGCAAAGACTGGCTATTTCGGCATCGGTAATGACAGCTCAGGCTCTTTGTCCGAAAGTGTCTATCTGGAGGCTGGCGAGACTCACGTCTTTACGAACTTCTCACATGAGGAGGGAGCATTGCTCTATATCTACCAGGCAGACCGTATGTCGAAGATAGACCTGTCAGAGATCACGCTGTCAAGCAACTTCGACTTCTCCGTGATGACGCTGGCAGAGGAAATCTATATCGGTTGTGTTGGCAAGACCAATCTGACCATCGGAGCCTATACGCTGCTGACTAACCTGAACATGGGAGAGTTGCCTTTCCTGAAAGTACTTGACATCAGGGGAACACTCATTACCAATGTAGTGTGCAGCAGTTGTCCGCGACTGGAGAGCCTGTATGCCGCTGGGAGCCAACTTACCCGAGCTGACATTGCAGACGGTGCCAAGATTACCCTCATGCAGTTGCCTGCGACATACAACTATCTGAAACTGCGCTATCTGCCCAACCTTACCCTGAGCGGGCTGATATTGGAAACTCCTGCCAATCTCGTCTCACTGATTTTCGAGGAATGCGAAAAGATAGACGGAATGGAGTTGTTGAGGAGCCTCATCAATGGCAATAGCCAGTTAAGGAACATACGCATTAAGACTGTCAGGGCAAACGGTACCGGAGTTGACTTGACAACTCTTATGGGATTGAACCTTGCAGGATTTGATGCAGTAGGCAGCATTACCGAGAAGCCTGTAATCATGGGTAGCTACAACCTCACAAAGTATTTCGATGCCGAGGATGTAGAAGCCTTCAATGAAGCTTTCGACGGCCTTACTGTTAAGAATGTGCAGTACACGGGCATACGCTTCAATGATTTGGTGTCAGACCCTAAGAACATAACCAACCTCGACAATAACACCGGTTATGGTACAGGTGAAGACTACGAGCCCAGTGCGCACATCCTGAATATCTGGAACAACATGCACGCTGTACGGGCAAAGTACAATGCAATTACCGAAGAAATGGAAGTAAGACCGCTCAACGACTCAACATACCTCCAGTACGCAGACGGCAGCGAGTTTGACCCGACCGACAGAGTAGGAGAAGGTTACGATGTCATGCTGCGTCCTGGCCACTTCTGGTATAAGGGCGTAAACGATTTCAAGAACCAACAGAAATATACGTTCTTGTCGTCCAATCCTACACGTCCGGATGCAAGTGGCTTGTATAGCCGCTCAGCACTTGGAAGCCTGTCACCATACACCAACACAGGTGTCAATACAAGTGGCACCGCAGTAGGTTCTACCTTCACAGAAGAAAGCCTGTCCATTGTCAGCAACCTCAACTCTTATTGCGTTGACGTAACGGGCATGAAGCAGATACGCTTCCCTGGTGTTAATATCAGCGGATGGGGAGCTGTATTTACTGATGACACCGATACAGTTGTCGGCACCTTCAATATGGCAATCTCTCACACTCTGTTTGACTTTGTCGAGGGTGACTATGTATTTACCGACATTCCTGCAGGTGCTGTCAAGTGTTATTTCTGCTGTTATCAGACAGTAGATCTTACGTCTGAAGTAATAATGACAGACAGTACCGAGATTGAGGCTATAGAACCCGACTGGGTTGAACATAAGGATGACAGCCTCATCGGAGTCTATGGCATGTATGTTGACAATCTTGGACGCGCACGCTCAGTAAGCGGTGTCCAGACGAAACGAGGTGACGGAACATCAACAACGAGCGCAAGCTGGACCTATGACAGCAATGGTAAGGTAACAAATGCCCTCCTGCCGAACAATCTGCACTACACCTGCAAAGACTTCATGAACGTGGCAGAAATGCGCGGAGAAGGCTATCAGTTGATAGATAATGACATGTGCAGGGTGATTGCGCAGATATTCTGGGCACTCACGGGTAACCGTAACGACCAGGAGGTTATCGGTATGGGCACAAGCTCAGGCTATTCCACAGGTTCAACAAATGCTATCGGTAAGGCCAACACAAGCGCTGTAAGCGGAGTTAACAAACTGCTCGGCCTTGAGGGATTCATTGCTTGTAATTACGAATGGGTTGACAACATCGCATTCAACGTCAAGTCATGGAAAGACTTCAAGAAGGCAGGATGTAACCCCACTTCCGCAGACCGTTCGGATTATAAGTTCCACATCTATGACCCGATTGAAGATACCGAGCGTGTAGTTGCAGCCCCGAGCGATAGTAGCGGCTATAACGTAGCAAGGGTTAAGCACGGCAGGTTCTGTGACATAACTCCAAGCAAGTTTGACACAACCGACAGTAGCAGGTATGTTACATATTATTGCTGTTCCACAAGTATCAACAGTAGCACCGGCCGTGTTGTCGGTCGTGCGAGCAACAGCGCGAACGCGGGTGGCGGTCTCGGCTGTTCGCACACGTACTACGCTTCTTCGAATTCGAGCGCGAGCCTCGGGTCGCGGCTCGCCTTCAGGGGCGTGATAGTTGATGTTGCGGAATAGCGCAGAGCGTCAAGCGAAAAATGAGAAAAGAACGTCAGAGGGAGAGCCGAAAGGCTGCTCCCTCTCTCATTCTAAAATGTCCCATGGCAAAAAAAATATCCGTGTCATTTAGCGAAACTATCCGAAAAAAATGTACCTTTGCATTGCGGAAGAGTCCTACGGCCGTGTTGTCAGTCGTGCGAACAACAACGCGAACGCGAATGGCGGTCTCGGCTATTCGAACACGAACAACGCTTCTTCGAATTCGAACACGAACAACGGGTCGCGGCTCAACTAAAGAACTTGGGGTTTTTACCTCACTAATCGTACCTATGCCGAGGTTACGTGTTGGCCATGGTAAGTGCGAGGACTCTGAGCACCGGCAACAGCACGCAAGTGGAAAGCCGAAAAATATCTGTAAGTCCTGAAGGCAAATGGAACTGTCTTATCCTCTTGATAACCTTATACCTGAGATTGTCAGTGAAGAGAATATGTACAATAGCTTCGATTATGTTATTGGACATCTTGAATTTGAGGAACAGCGCGAGAAGTATTGGCCACTCAGGACTGATTATGTAGAGAAATTGACCGCCGAAATAAAGAGCGGCATTTTTCGTATATATAGGGAGGACGTTCGGGATATTCATGTTAAGGATGGCCCCAAGGAGAGGGACGTGCAGGCCCCAACCGTTTATAAAAGAGTTGGCATACATGCCATTATGGTTGTTGTTGAACGCTACACCTATCCGAGCCTCATCAAGAACACGGCCGCATCAATCAAGGGCAGAGGCATGCACTGGATGCACCATATTGTAGAGGATGACATCAAGAACGTGCCGTTGCTTACAAAATTCTACTGGCAGAGCGATATAGAGCATTACTATGATAACATAGACCATGCGCTCATGAAGGCAGAGCTGAGGAAATATATATGTGATGCTGTCCTGCTTCCCATGCTTGACAATTTTGTTGACCTGCTTCCCAATGGACTTTCAAAGGGCCTGCGCTCATCACAATGCTTCGCAAACCTTTTTCTGTCCCCAGTAGATCATGTGATGCTTGAACACGTCAAGTCGTATATATTGCATACTGATGTAGGTGATGAGGTTCGCTATATGTATTACCGCTATTGTGATGACGTTGTAATATTCTCCGACAGCAAGAAGAGTCTGTGGAAGCTGCGCGATCTTTATGTCGGAGAGCTGTCTAAACTCAAATTAAACATCAAGGCAAACGAGGCTGTGCGCCCGATTGGTGAGGGGCTCGATTTTCTGGGTTACATCCAGTACGAGGATTACAGCCGCATCAGGAAGAGAATCAAGCAAAAAGCGGCACGCCACCTTGCAAAGGTCAAGAGCAGAAAACGCAGGCAGGAGATTATTGGCTCGTTCAAGGGAATGGCCTGCCATGCTGACTGCAAACATCTATACTATATTTTAACTGGTAAGCATATGAAAAAGTTTAGCGAGATGGGTGTCACTTACACCCCTGAGGATGGAAAGAAGCGCTTTCCCGGCAATACTGTACGCCTCAGCAGTATTACAAATGTCCCTTTGGTTATCCTGGACTATGAAAAGGATATGAAAACAGAGAATGGTGATGACAGATACCTTGTGTCTGTAAAGGAATGTGATACATTCAAGAAGTTCTTTACTGCAAGCAAGGAGATGAAGCAGATACTCGATAAGATTAGCGACATCGAGGAAGGGTTCCCATTCGAGACCGTCATCCGTTCCGAACATTTCGGCGACAACAAGATAAAGTACATTTTCACATAGTATTGTTTTTCTCCGTATCTTTGCAGTGTAATCTTAATTTCAAAAGGTATGGAGAAGATATATGGCAGTAGCGAGAGACAGGACAGCCTCATCAAGGTAGGCAACTCTTATTATCTATATTACGGATTCGGCAAGGATAGCGAGGATGCCGAGCATGGGTATAACTATCGTCACAAGTTCGACCATAAGCCGAGCCTGGACGAGGTTAAGGAACAGGTCCTTGCAGCCATAGACATGGACACAAGGGACAAAATCATCAACGGTATGACCTATAACGGCTACAAAGTGAACCTCACGGTTGAAAACCAGTTGAACTATTCCATGTTCAAGAATATGGGAAGATACCCTGTTATTATCAAGGTAGAGGACTCCGAGGGTAACAATACAACAATATCACTGACCAAAGAAGACTATGCCGCTTTCTACTCCAGTGTACAGACTCACATCAAGGACTGCCTACAACACTGCTGGCAAGAAAAGACAACTCTCGATTTGAGTTGTTACGTCATATAGTTGTTAAAAGTTTAAGGGTTTTGGGTGGTGCAGAAATGTACCACCTTTTTTGTGCGAAAAACAAGAAAAATTGCATTTTTTTGAAAAAAAGTTGTTGAAATATTTGGAAGTGTATAGCAAATTTGCTACCTTTGCATTGTCAATAAGACAAAAAGTTCTTTGATTTCATGAAAAAGAGTGAATTAGAACGGAGGCTTAAGAGCCTGGGCTGCTACTTAGCAAGCCATGGTAAGAAGCACGACAAATGGGTAAATCGAAAGACTGGAACATTTGATTACGTGCCGAGACACGCCGATGAAGTTGCTACGGGAACTGCATCGAAGATTCTAAAGAAGTTGGCTGGGGAATAATCCCCGGCCGACTTTACACTTTGATTCAAAATGAGAGGAACTTTTTTCAAAGGATAAAGCTACACACTAACTAATAGAATTGACATGAAAGTTTTAGTTACGATTGAAAGGGGCAAGGATGGCAACTATTGGTGCCAAACAGAAAATGCAATTCTTGGTGGCTATCTTACTGCTACGGGCAAGAGCGTCCAAGAGGCTAAAGAGGATTTGAAAGAGTGTTTGGAAGAAGCTAAGGAGGATTTAGAAGCACAGGGAAAGACGTTTCCTGACATTGAGTTCACTTACAAGTACGACTTGCAGTCATTCTTCGACTATTTCTCATTCCTGAACGTATCGGACATCGCAAAACGTGCAGGCGTAAATCCAAGTTTGATGAGACAATACACAAGTGGTGTAAAGAACGCTGGCGAGAAAACTTATCAACGTCTTGCTGCTTGCGTGCAGAATATCGGCAGAGAACTTGAAACTGCCACATTCTGAACAGATTCGGAACTGAAGTGTGTCGGACCATCCGTACTCACTACTTTTCATAAAAAACAAAGAACTTTAGAGAACCCTGAGCCGTGAGGTTCGGGGCTCTCCATTTTTGACATTTTGGCATTTTGTAAAACGAATTACTATTTGTGTTACTTTTGCATTAGCAGACTCAGGGAGCAATAGTCTGTCAGTGTTTAATAATAGAGTAATACAAAAATGGAAGAAAGAATAGGAACTTTGATAGTTTGCGGATTCGTTGTTCTGATTTTCTACATAGTGGCATTAGGACTGATTTTCGCAGACTTGTGGGCAGGTGTTCGCAAGGCTAAGCAGAGGGGTGAATACCGAACAAGCGAGGGCCTGAAAAAGACCGTAGGGAAGATTAACAAGTACTTTGCCATGCACTTTGCCATGACGCTTGTTGATGCAGTCCAGATAAGCCTATTATATATGCTCTATCGTGAGTATCAGTATGATATTCCTATGCTGCCAGTTTTTACACTCATAGGCGTACTCTACGAAGCCTATGTCGAGATTAGTAGCATAACGGAGCCGGCCAATATCAAGGAGAAAAAGCAGCAGGACGATTTTAAGCGTCTCTTGCAGCAGGCACTCTCTGAGGGTAATATGCGAGAGCGTGTGATTAAAATACTTGAAGATTCATCTAATAAGAAATCGAATGGAATGGGAGACGGGTAACGTGTGGGGCTGTCATTCATATGCTTAATACGAACTTAATACGAAGTTAATACGTTATGAAGCTATCAGAGCATTTTACATTAGAGGAGCTGACCCGCAGTGATACTGCGAAGGCTAAGAAGTTGGACAACACGCCCGATGCTACGGTGTTGGGGAAATTGTCGAAGTTGTGTAATGAGTTGTTGGAGGTGGTACGCAAGGAGTACGGCTATCCCATAAAGGTTACAAGCGGGTATCGCTCGCCACAAGTTAATGCCGCTGTTAAGGGAGCAAAGACGAGCCAACACATGTATGGTGAAGCCGCAGACCTTAAGGCTATCAAGACAACCAACAAGCAACTGTTCGATGTAATAGCAAAACTTATCAAGGACAAGAAGATACAATGCGGTCAGTTGATTTGGGAATACGGCACAAAGAAGGAACCAGGCTGGGTACATCTGAGCTTGCCGCGGACGAACAAACCGAATAACCAGATATTGTATTTGGGTGTCAAATAGGGTAAACGAGAACAGAGCCTCGAAAGTTAGATTTTCCGAGGCTCTTTTTTTTGATGCGGCTGAAAAAGGGAGGCTGCACGGCACAGATACACGCAACCTCCCTGAGTGCCCCTCAACTACACAAGCTCATCTTCTCAATCGGGGTACTCTACTATAGATACTCAGTAAATTGTGAAAGGTTGCATGAGGGTACAAAAAAAGCACTGGAGTAACCACCCTCCAGTGCTACATAAGTCAAACCGGTAAACAACCAAGAATGGAATGCTACTGATTCGTCTGCAAAGGTAATACTTTTTTTAGATTATCACAAACTTTTTGGACAGCAACTGTCGCAAGTTCTGGAGTTACCCTGATATAATTGTACAAACTTGTACCTCTCTTGTTGAGTTTGTGGCCCAAAATAAAGTCTATTGTACATTGTTCAATACCAAGGTCAAGAGCGTGCTGAGCGAACGATTTACGGGCAGAATAGAATACCAGCCTGTTAAGTCCCAAATCCTCCGCTATGCGCTTCATGTTGTAGTCGAGCATATGATGAAACCTTCTTTCCCTCATTCCTGATGGTTTGAAAAGTAATCCGTCAGGCTGTTTGTAGCGGTTGATTATCTCCAATGCTTCATCAGGTATATCAAATTCAACGTACTTGTTTATCTTAGGCATCCGGTCAGTTTTAGAGCGTTCGTACATAATGTGCTTGCCGCATTCATTGAAGTTGATTTTGAGGATGTCCGTCATGTTGATGCCTCCGAGGTAGTAGGATAGCATGAAGATGTCACGTGATAACCTGCGTTTGCGCTGCTTGAATGAGGCATCCCTTATCCTTGCCAGTTCTTCTGTTGTGAGCCAGGCATCCCTAACATTAGCCTCTGGGAACTTATAGCCGAACCAAGGGTCTGTCTTATACGGAATGTACATACACTTCTGCGCGAAGAAGTAGAGCATCATAAGGAAAAGTTGCTTGTTCCTGATTGTAGTTGACGAGTTGCCGTTGTCTGCTAAGTATTTATCCAGTCCCATGACTGTTGAGTATGTAACATTCTCCATGAGCATATCCTTGCCAAGGTATTTGAGTATGCTCGCTATTGTAGTCTGATAGTTTTCCAGTGTTGAGGCTTTGATGCTCTTAACAGAAACATACTCCTCAAAAATAGAGAGGACTGTTCGGTGTTGATACTTGTCATTGTGTTTCAGTTGTGCTACAAGTTCCTCACAAGATAGGCTTTCAATGAAGAAGAGGTTATCCAGTGCTTCCTGATACTTGTCAAGCAGCCCTCTGAGCTTCACATTCTTGAATGCTGCGTCTGGACGCTTGACGATGCGGCCGTCCTTAAACTCCCTGTCTGAGTCAATGATAATGTCAGTTACAATGTAACGTGTTTTAGAATTGTGGGAAACAGCGATCCTGATTTTATGTTTTCCACCTTTTAGCACCTTCGCTGGTACTATTACTGCGCTTAAATTTGCCATAAATTTCCGACAATAAAAAGTAAATGTTTTAAGACATTTCGACCATTTTACGACAATTCAGCATGGTCATAAATGACTCGATTTCTTTAATGGTTACTCTTTACAGCCTTGATGGTTACTTGTTTCCTGATATTTACGGCTAATTTTATTGCTTAGATATTCTTTTTTTGCAATAAATTAGCTTATATCCATTGAAAACTCGCACATCTTGGACTGTTTGTGTTTTCAGCCCGACAATAAATCGGAAACAAAATTGCGATTTTTCATTTCTTGCTGGTTTTAGGGTTAATAATTATTATTCAAACTTGCCACCGTCCATAATGTAGCTTCGTGTCATACTCATAAGACTTAATATATCTTCGTCAGGTAGCTTAAATGTACCCATGTTCGTGTAGATTTTTGCTGGAACAGGACTTGCTAAATGCGAAAGAAGGCCAAGACATTTTTTTGTAGATTCGTCGTGAATACCGAAACCCGCCATAGTGATACCTCTATCGTCTATTGTATTTGAGTATAGAGGAATCATGTCAAATGTAATGCCCTCAAGTACAAACTGCAATTTTACAATATCTGTTACGCCTTTCTGAAAAGCGACCATGCTTATTATAAAGCCGTCTGCATACGAAGTAGGATTTTCAGTCAACAAGTCTCTGAAGTGCAAATTATAACTTGTCGTCAGCGTCTCACCTTGCCAAGACAGATTTATACAATTGTTTTTTTCATCGTATTCTGCCTTTATGCCGGAGTCCTTGTCATTATAGTTACAAACTATTTTCTCCAAAGCTTCACGCTCTTCTTCTCCCAATTTAGATGAATCTTGCACGCGAGCGCAAGCGGTGAACATTAAGAATACTACCAATAGTGTCAACGCCCTCTTCATGCCTTCTTCGATTTATTTTTATACTGTGACAACTCTGCCTGAAGAGCGTCTATCGTAGCGTTCTTCATGTTGATAGTGTCTTGTAAAACATTGATAGTATCAAGCAGAGATTCCAAACGCTCATTATATTTCAATTTGATAGAGTCTAATGAGTCCCCGAACTTTGATACAAGCATATCTCCCCTATCGCGTAAAAGCCAGTCTGCAGATAATTCACTAAACGCATTTAGAGTGTTCAAAACCGTGTCCAGCGAGAGTCCTCTTTTACCGTTAAGTTGGTTAAGAACAGTAACATACTCCATGCCAATGCTGTCAACAAAAGCATTAACAGACATGCCAGAGTTTTCTCTGAATTCCGAAAGCCTTTGTAATACGCCACTTTTAGGGTCGTTTCCATTTTTCAAACCGTCCATCTCTTTCATTTTTTAATAAAAATAACTATCAGATGATAATTTTTTGGCAAAATATTTGCAAATAACTATCAAATGATATACCTTTGCGGTATCAAATCAATCAATCGAGGGCAAATTTATGAAGAAATTGGCACTTTTCAAAAGAAATCTCTCAAAAACTCTCGTACTCGACAAGATAATTTTTTGTTGAGGATTGGTTTGTGGCTATAGGTCTGCACCAGAGGGGTGCAACGGGTTCGAGTCCTGACATGACCACAATTTGAAGAAGAGTTCTTTGACAGACTTTCATAAATAATATAGAAATAGAGTCACCCATTGGACGCCAAAGCTGCATAAACACGGACAAGATTTTTCGTTAAGGGCAGATGAGGGGCGGAGGTGAACGGGGCTGAATGTCACCCCGGAGTAAAGGTCACGATAAGCTGATGTAGGCGACGACCTGAAGAATGACATCCATTCGTACGGACAGAGATACGAAATAGTTTACTAACAATATTATATAAAGAGATAGGGATGCCCGTCCCGTCTCTGCCCAGTGTCTCAGCGGAGGCTTAGTAAGCGTACACACCGGAACACGCCTGGGCGCTATCCAATAACTTAACGCCTATGATTAATTACAGGAAGTTGAAGAGTCTGATACACAAGGGAGGTATCGGCTATGTGTTCGAGCCAACGCCCGAACAATTGAAGAAATCTGACTGGCAGATATGGAGTCAGGATGCAAAGAGCAAGCGTAAGCTGCTCAGGAAACTCGCCTCTATTATCCATGACAAAAGTATGAACCATTGGAGAAAGGAGTTTATGCTATGAGAGTAAGTTTAGACAATGTTCCGCTTGCCACCCAGTCGGCAATGCTGGAAAATATATTGTTAGCATTTGAGAATGAAACTTTCAGTAAAGAACTTGCCGCGCACATCGTTGGCGGCCCTGCTAAACTGGAGAGACTCATTGCTGCAGATCAAATACAGGCAGAAAAGCCATGTTACAAACAAAACGGCAAATGGTTCGTAAGTGCTCCACAGGTTTTGGTGCACTGCAAGAACAGGAGATAAATACCATATAGGTAAAAGAATATTCCTTTAACGAGGAATATGGTTAATAACTGGTTCGTGAGAATAGGTTATTGGACTCGATTGATTTTTTGGTTAACTGGGGGATGTTGCCGCATCCCCCTAATGGGTGCAAAGGTTGTGAGTTTCTTTCTGTGAATGCGGTTCCTCACTTGGGGTTCGACTCCCCGACACCCACACTTTTTTCAAACCGTGGCATTGGCGGTTCGTGATGAATAGTTAGTGCAAAAATCTTTGGCTTACATCCCTCTAATCAATCAATCTTCTCGGGGTGTGAGTCTGCCTACACTGCCCGTGAGGGTGGTGTAGGTTTTTATTGAAGTCAAACCCTTAAAAACAACTATTATGAAAAAGAAAACAATTGCGATTGTATGGTGTACAGTAGTAGTAATACCTGTATTGGGTATCTTTACAGAAGGCGGTCCTACGCTGCTCGGAGTATTGAACATCAGTAACGGCGGTCCTACGCTGCTGAATTTATTTTCGTTGCTGTACTTTTTCTTCATTGTGGTAGTCAAATTCCCTGCGCCCAAATGGATGCGCGACACCATCAATGATATGATTGAAGAGTAGTAGCAAAACTAACAGCACAGAACAATGAAAGGAGAAAGAGAAGACCTTGCAATACTGCATACCCATGTAGTCAAGGCAGGGAGTCGCAGGTATTATATAGATACCAAGCAGACCCAAAAAGCGCAGAAGTACATTGTTATCACTGAAAGCAAGAAAGTGAAGAACGAAGATGGTTCTTTTGAAATTAACCGCATCAGGCTTTACCCTGAGGATTTCGGCAAATTCCTTGATTGTCTGCAGGAATCAATCAGGTCTATTCAAGAGGAAAATGACACCAAATGTCAGTAAATGTTAAGGTGATAAAATGGTGAAGTTTCTGTTTTTATTTCTTGTCAATTATGACTAATTTTACTGATGTAAATGAGATAAGCATTTATATAAGTCAAACTATTAAAAAACAATCAAAATGGACGAAAGAATTATTGTTCCAATGCAGAGTATGACAATCGGCAAACTGACCGAAGCACTGTCAAAGTTCCAAGGCAGCGTCCAGCAGCCAAAGTTGAACAAGTCCGTAACCGTCAAGACGAATGGCGGTGGTAGTTACAAATTCCAGTACGCAGATCTCGGCGCATGTGTTGCCGCTGCTGCTCCAAAGCTACAAGAGAATGGCCTTGCTGTTTTTCAGACCATTCAGGGGCAGGTTCTCGTTACGACACTCTCACACACATCAGGTGAGTTCGTCAATTCACAGATGCCTCTCAACCAGCAGACATTGTTCTCTACTTCATTCCAGAGTATCGGCAGTATGATAACCTACATGAAGCGTTATGCCTACTGCGCTATCCTCGGTCTTGTTGCCGATGAAGACGATGATGCCAATGCCGCTTGTGGAAACTCAGTACAGTACCACGAGAAAGGCCAACAGGCAGCTTCTACACAGCAGACAGCCTCCAAGGGTGTCACAGGTCCTCAGATGAAGAAATTCATTACCGAGATAAACGGAACGCAGAGTATTGACGAACTT